GCAATGGGTCATATTGCTATGGATCGACCACGTTCTTTTAAGCACATTGTAATAAAGAGCGCGACCCTCTCCGACTAGATCGTAGGTGCCCGAATTAAACCAGCCTATTGTTTTTTCAAGATAGTCCTTGGAATACCAGTCATCGTCCTCGATAATGACCACGGCATCTCCCGTAATCATTTCCTGATGCTCAAATAGATTCCTTAACTTTAACACCAAACTCTGTTTTCCCTTGGTCTCGGGCGTATGGATATGCTGCTGACCGAGTGTGCAATTGACGGGCATTGTGCTATCGTCCAAGACAATCCATTGATGGTAAGGCACCGTCTGTCGAGCCATAAATCTTTCACAGAGTTTAAATGCTTCTTGACGGTTGCATGTGGGAGTCACGAGAGTAAGTTTCATAAATGGTTATTTATTATAAATAGAACATCCATGTTTGAACTACTTTCACTCCAATCTGTTGCCGATACGTACATCGATATGTTGTCGGAAGCAACGAATCCCAATCAGCTGACTCATATTCATCATCCGGAAGACCGACCGTTAATGCACGGCTCACAGGGATTTGAACATGCACACGCGGCTCTCATGCATGCGCACGAGCATATGAAGGCGAAGAAACATAGTTCCGACCTTACCATGAAGTATGACGGTTCTCCGTCATTGGTCTTCGGACATCATCCAGTCACCAAGAAATTCTTTGTTGCGACCAAGTCGGCTTTCAATAAGAATCCAAAATTAAACTATTCTGATTCCGACATTGAAAAGCATCATGGTCATGCTCCGGGCTTGGTCGGTAAGTTGAAACATGCTCTGAAGCATCTTCCAAAGGTTGCTCCAAAACAAGGCGTCTATCAAGGCGACCTCATGCACACCCGTGAAGATCATAAACTGCATGAAGCAGTCTCATTCACTCCCAACACTATTACCTACACGGCACGCGGAGATGAAGAAAAAAAGGTAAAGAAATCTCATGTCGGTATCGTAGTGCACCAACAGTATCATCCGCATCCGAATAAGCCGGGCGTCGAGCATATGTCGGTGAGCCCGCATCCCGACACCCACAATTTTAAACAGCATCCCGACGTTCATCTCAAGACTGCCGAACACGATACAAGTAAAGTTGAATACGGTAAATCGGATCAAAGTGCGTTCCATAAACATATGGGAGCAGCCAAGGCAATTCACGACAAGCACGGCGCCTCAATGTACAAAGCAACCGCGCGGCACCAGGGCGAGGCAGGACATCTTTCAACGTACATTAATCAGACCGTCCGTACCGGCGAGACGCCAAATGCACAGGGCTTCCAAAAGCATCTTATGGGTCATCATGCCAAACTGGCATCAAAGGTAAAGACTCCGGCTGCAGTTGCAAGACACCACGCAACCGGCGCCGAACATGTCTCCCACGTGTCGAAACACGCTGGACACTACAATAATCTTCTTTCAATGCACAGTCATCTGGCTGCCGCAAAGAATACCCTTGTAAAGAACCTTGAGACCCATGAAGGCGGTCTGGAGCATCATATCGATGGTGCCAAGTCGAAGCCCGAAGGTTTTGTCGTGAATCACAAATTCAAGGGTAAGACTCATCCGACCAAACTGGTGAATCGTGCCGAATTTGCAAAAGCAAACTTTGCCAAAGTAAGAGGATGAAATCATTCCTTGAGTTTTTAGCCGAAGCAGGTGAACACGGAACACTTCATTCATTTGATGTGGACGAAACTCTATTCAAGACAAATGCAAAGGTGCACGTGATGCACGGAAATAAGCACGTTACATCCCTAAGCAATTCGGAATACAATACTCATAAATTGTCTCCTGGTCACCACTACGATTATAGCGAATTTCAAGATTCTAAAAAGTTTCATGATGAATCGCATCCCATCCATAAGATGTTGGCCAAGGTAAAGGCGATTCATAATAACATTAGGAACTCTCCGCAGCATAAGATCATTATCAATACCGCCAGAGGCGATATGAATGATAAGGAAAAGTACCTTGCTAAATTTAAAAAGCACGGTCTACCGATTCATGATATTCACGTAAACCGAGCAGGTAATGACAAGACTCCAGGTAGCGTTGCAGAAAGGAAAGCACGTGTAATCGACCATCATATCGCTCAACATAAATTTAAGAGTGTGCATGTGTACGACGACGACACTAAGAATTTAGATCACTCTTTAGCTTTGGGTAAAAAGCATCCTAATACAAAAATTCACGCATGGCACGTGCAGCACAACGGAAGTATTAAGGCGTATCACGGAGCACAATAATTATGCTATCATTCAAACAATTTGTCACTGAAGCCGCAGCAGCCGATTCGCACCATGTATTGGCATTCGGTCGTATGAATCCTATTACCAACGGACACGAGACTGTGGTGAATAAGGTCCACGAAATTGCAAAGAAGCATAATGCCGGACACACCGTTGTGGTGTCTCACTCGCAGGACGCAAAGAAGAATCCGCTCACAGGCGCACAGAAAGTAAAGCACGCCAAGCACGCTTTCCCGGGTACTAATGTTGTTGCTTCCAGTAAGGAAAGCCCAACGATTCTGCATCACGCGGCTCATCTATCCGACAAAGGTGTAAAGCATCTACACGTGATTGTCGGTTCCGACCGCGCCAAGGAGATGCACGGTTTACTCCACAAGTACAATGGAAAGCCATCGGCTGGTGGACACAAGGGTTACAATTTTAAATCCATTACTGTACATTCTGCCGGACAACGTGATCCGGATGCAGAAGGTGTGAGTGGTATTTCAGCAAGCAAGATGCGCGCTCATGCTGCCGAGGGTAACAAGAAAGCCTTCCATGCAGGAGCACCCTCAAAAATGTCGGCTGATCATAAGGACGCCATGTACCACGATGTCCGTAAGGGAATGGGTATTGGTTAAAGCTGAGTTTTAAATGTTCTGCCGCCAGAGGGGTAAATCGAAACTCTGGCTCCTTTAATATCAAATTGGCTTCTATCGCCTTTATAAATCATTGCAAGTACAGGATCAAATCCGCCAGACGGTATATCGCCATGATAATGAACATGTCCGGTTGCAGTTAATCTAAAAACACCATTGGATAATTGTTCAAGACCCGGGTCGCCTTGTAATAAAACATCTACTTTATTTTCATTAATACCGCCCGTATCATAATTGACGCCGAATACCGACATCATTTTTAGATTTTTATCTTTTATCGGCATATACGCGGATTCACCGTTAGGCATTTGTTCACCGTATAATGCCTTGCATTTTACAGCAAATTGTTTAACCTCTGGATGAGCAGCAATTCTGTCTTCCGTAACTCCGCCCCATTGTTGAAAGTCTCTTGGGGTCGAACCTTTTTTATGTGAAATATGCACAAGAGGTCTACCATTTGAGTCAGCTAAATGGAAATCACTTTTTGGTGTTCCATTTGTTTTAGCGACCTTACAGACTCCTTTAACAATTCTGTTTTTTAATTTAACAGTGATTGGACCGCCATTCGCCGTAACGGCGTTCAATACAGCAGTGGTTAATTTATTAATTGCATCCAGTTCGACATCAAGCCCGCCTGTTCTACCGTCGGCTTTAACGTAGATTTTTACATCTCCGACTATCACACCACCAATCGATGAGCCACTTAGATTTTTATTTACTTTTGCTCCTAAATTAGAAAGTGTCGTTGCAATATCTTCTAATTTTGCAATTCTATCACCGTTTACCATTACGGTTATTTTTGTACTGGTTACGTCCTTAACTTTAAATTTTTTCTTTTTAAGGATTTCAGCTATATCTTTTCCGGTAATTTTTAGGTCTTTAGCCATAGTACCTATATTTATAGGTCAATAGTCTGGGTCCTTAGAGTACCACGGTTTCTTGTTGTACCGCTTGTCGGTCACAAACATTTCGTAGAGACCCACCTCGCGCCCATACGCATCAATTTCCCACGGTAGTTCCCAATAACTACCGACATTGACGTGGTATTCTTTTCCCTTCCACTTAACGATAAAGCAATTGTCGGTATCGCACATTTCTCGTTTCACAAACTGTTTGACGTGGACGCACTCGTGAGCCAGTGCCCGTAGGACGCCGTGCATTTTCATGCTGGAATCAATTGTGATATTGAATTCTCGCGGCTTATCCCTGTCATCCTCCCAGATACAATCTGCTTTCAGCCCATCCTTCTTAAAGAGACCCTTACGCAGTTTGATCAGTAGCATGACTGAGTACGCTGGGATGAGGTCCTTGAGGTAATTGTTGGCGGCTTCTTTGACCAGCTTCTTTTGTAGCTTGGTACCGCCGGAGACGATGATTTCATTCATGGTAATGGTTTCCAGTTGATGGGAGACTTGGAATTGACGCGGAATACGGCATACGTTCGACTAAAGAATTCCTTGGCGGTAATGCGTTCGGTGTGATAGACCCCTTGGTCCACTGTATGGAATATGATGTAGTCCTCCTCCGAGGTGACTATGACGATGGCGGCATGAACCATATCCCTATTCACATTTCCGGGTACTCTTGCAGCAAGCTCGTCGGGTATTAGACCGATCCAGAAATAAGGCATACCGAAGTCCACATTGCAGTCAATGACATCGAGCCCCTTTGAGACCACATAGATGCACTGGAGTTTGGCAGTTGGCATCCGTTTGTTCCATGCTTCTATCGAAGCAAAGAATGTGGGAGCCGTTCGCCTATCCGGAACTAATTTCTGCACCCATTCCTTATAGGATACCGGTGCATCCATAAGGCCCGAAAGAGTCTGATAGGTGAGCGGTACACAGTCGTTGGCCCGTAGCGAACCAATAAGGAGTAGGATGCAGAGGGGGAGTCTCATATTCCGTGTTCTTTACGCCAAAGGCCAAACAGACTTTGCGAGTCGAGCGGACTACAACCAATTCGATCGGGCATGCAAAGATCGATCCAGATACGAATATCCTCGGGAGTCATCTTCTCGTATGGGGAAAAGTCACAAAAGACGGTAGTACCGTTTTCATGAACGAAATCGTGCCAGAGTTTAGTGCAGTCACCATCGTCATGGCAGATCCATGGTTGGTACGACCAGCCCACGTGGCTATAAGTTTCAGTTGCGGTAATCATTTTAGTATTGAGTTTCGCTTGTGTAATTTGCTCCGAAAAGGCGCGTGCCAACTTCGGGTGGCATCCAGACGCTCAATTGATTAAACGAAAGACTACCCTTATAGTCCCAGATAGCGCACGGCATATCACGAGGACCCGCCATTGGAATGTCGCAAGGAACTGTCGCTTTAAACCGCCATTCGACCGTCACCTTACCGTCTCCAGCATCGAGCGACTCGGTAGCGGAAAATCCGAGTATTTTGTTCACTTCGTCGATCGAGACGTTAGTGAGAGTACCCGTGCGATGGGAAGGATAGAATTCGCGTGTTTGTTTAATTTTCATAGAAGGTGCCTTATAGGGTATTAATCTGTTTTATTAGCCAATTCCATGAAAGAGTTGACGCGGTATGGTTCCAATTTACGAATAAGGCCAGTTTTGCGATTGTATGTGTATGAAATTGAACCCTCGGGCTGCTGACCACTACTATTTTTTCCGCCACCCTGAATCTTCCACTTTCGCCAAACTTTTTTTGGAAGGTAGAAATAATGAGGTGTCAAGGAAAATGGATCGGTTATTACAACACGAAGAGCACCGTCTTTTAATTTTCCGGAACGTGAACGAACACCTGTAATGTGACCTTGATGCGAATTTGGGAACCCTTTCATATGATTCTTACTAAAACTTGACGTTTTAGTATCGCTCTTTGTTCGTGTCACCTTGCAAATGTCATCCGAATGCTTACCATTAGTTTTTTTTAAATTCGGGTTATACCGGCGAATCATTTTTTCAACAAGATATGTCTCATCGTACTGTTCAGGGTCAAGCAGATCAGCGAATTGCGAACCCTTATAGTAAGGTACGACAATACATTCTAAAATTTGTATTTTTTTGAATTTCTTACCATCTATTTTGGGAACTAGTTTATTAACTTTTTGTTTTAGAACCTTTAAATCTGCAATTTTCTTTTGCAAGGGAGTAATTTTCATAAAATCTTATTCCTCGTTGGTGTTGATAAAGTTGTCGACATTGTACTTTGTCATCTCAGAGATGACCGAATCGCGTTCACGATCACCGACCTGGATAACTCCAAGGGCGAGAGCCTCATGCTTAGCCTTGAGGGATTTGCGGAGCTTAGCGATAACCGCAGCTTTGTTGACTTGGAATTTTCCGTTTGGAAGTTTCTTGGTTAATTTCATAAGATAATAGTACTAAATTCTGGGTAAAAGTAAATCAAAACGATTTGCCTAAGTGATTGATGATCAATAGGGGTTAAAAATACTTCAAGGTTTAGTGACAATCTGAGCGTATTCCTCACCGTTTTTAGAAAGGATGTACTTTCCATCGACGAGACAGGCTTCATAGCTGGTCGTTAGCGCCGCCGGGCTAGATTCACCTTTTGGCTTGTTAAAGGAAGCAACCGACTGCTCCTTCGTCTGTTTCACCTTCACCGGCTTAGTCGATGCGCTAGCAGAACCTATGCGTTTGCCTTTTTTAGACCTGAAGGTCTTTTCAAGCAGCTCTAGCGAACCAGCCTTTTCGATACGCATGGAGATGTAATCCCAGCCGCGGTAGGTAACCAGCTCGCCGGTCACGGTGCATTTCAAAGTAAGCTTTTTGATAGGTGTGTTATTCATTATGGTACAATCCTACAACATTCCGACTAAAAGTAAATCAAATAGATTGTCCTAAGTTGTTGATTAGTAATAACCCGACAAAATACTTTGAACTTTCATAAGTCGTTGATAACCAATATAAACTAAATGACTGGCTACCAATTGCTTAGTAGCCAGCCGATTTAATGAACAAAAATCTCGAAGCAATTACTTGCTGATCTGATACAACTTGGCAGCCGGACCACGGGAACCCTTGGCCTTAGGCGCATCACCGACAACGGTGGCGTTTTTCTTTACGTACTCCGAGACGTACCAGTGGTTGATACCAATAGCATTAACGGCTTCCTTAAGGGTGAACGGCGTGGCTGGAAAGTTAAACTTCGTGACCAAAGACATAGCCTCCGGCTTCTTGACTCCGCGGCGAGGAGTGTTGGTGGTAGCGGTAGTATTGGAACTAGCGGTGTTATTCGTATTCATATATTGCGTTTTGTGTTTATTGTTATTTGATGAGTGTTTGTTGTTTCTCAATCGATACCAATAACAATAAACAAAAATGGTTCAAAGTAAATAATAAAATGCTGAAATTGATTGCGTAAAAACTAAGTGATTGATCTTTAAGTATTTACGGAAAATTCGGTAATCATCGGAAAGATGGGAGCCAAAGCGACAGCCATATTCTGAGCCACTTCCATGTGCTCCTTCTGAGTACCATTGCCCGAACGTACCTCAATGTAATGGATGAAGCTACGGAGCGTTCCGGAGATGTAAAGACGGGAGACCGTGTTACCTTCTGGTAGAATAGAACGAGCTTGCTCTTTAGCGATACCACGTTCCAGTGCAGCTTTATAAGTTGTTGATGCTAAATCAATTACTTCTTGCTGTTTGATTTCCCACCACAATTTTGTGGCATCATCTGCGGTATCCAAGGAATTCTGACGGTTCTTATCATCCTGGAGACGTGCTTCACGCGTTACGAAGTCCAACTCCTTCACGGGGTCGGCATAGCGTTGGCTAAACTCCTGGAAGGAGAATGAGCGATGGCGGAGAATCTGGCGGGCAATATCTCGGGTCGTATTGACTTCGACGCAGGCAGACACCATCTCCAAAGGAGACCAATGCTTGTTGCGAATAAGATACCGAATGAGTTTGTCGGAAGTTTCGGTATTAAACTGGTTCTTTGGATTTGATACTCTTGCACAAAATGCAATAAGATCCTGAAGATCCATACTGAAATTTTCAATTCCGATGGGTTTCATTCCATCTGCCATCTTGGAGTGGCTGATTAGTTTAACTTTTTTGGTTATCATGATTGATTTTATGTGTGAGATAGTACCCAAGCATTTTTACATTCTTCTGAGTGAATTCAAATTCATCACTGTAAATGCCACCATTCCGTTGGATAAACTCTTCGGAAAAACCCTCCTTGAGCATACGGTTAACCATACCTCTGTTCAGAATGTAGGCGCAAGAAGTCTTTTTTCCAAAATTAGGGAATACCATTATAGTACCAAAATCAGAATCGATTTTTGCTTTGGCAGCAATAAGTGTTTGACCTGAATTAATTGCCGTATCAAAATCAATGGACACCTTAATGTCCTTATTTTGCAGTTGCGCAGAATGGATAATGTCGTGAGCAAACTCCAAGACGCGTTCATTAGTATGAACGTCGGTCTTGTGCTCGGAATAGTCTGGTTTGTTTTTTTCCTGTTCGTTATCGTCGTCGGCAAGCATATTAGGTCCAAAGGAGTCTGCGGTTTTTAACAACCCATTCACATACCTGAGTGTCGGCTTCAACCAACTTCTCTTCTAATTCAGTGACTTTATTATACCGGTCCATCTTATTCTGAGCAAGATCGTTCATCATAAGAGGAACATCTTCCCACGCTTTTTTAATTTCATTCAGAATTTCTTGCCTACCTTTGGTCGCATAAGCATAACACTCCTTTAATTGAGCGGCGAAGGTTTCAAGTTTCTCCGAATAATCAAATAGAATTTGGTCAAAGCACTTCTCACGGTCGACATACTCGATGACGCATTGCAGACAGAATTCTACAATGATGCAATCAAGATCGCGATACTCCCGAGTGAAAACCTTATCGCGCATTTCGGCGCGAGGGTGTTGAATATAGGGCTTTATCTTCCGTTTAATTCTTTTGCAACTTGTTTCAATGTCCCAAAAGAATCCAGCAACGGTATCGCGAAAGAAGTATTGCACCGGATATTCTTTTTTAACATACGCATCAAATTTTTCCCACTCGCCCACAAGGTCCTTTCCGGCACTGAGTGCATAGGGTTTAATGTAAAGAGGAAATGGCCAATACCACACAACCAGTTCTCTGGATTGCCGCGGCATCGCTTTGTATTCGTCAACGGTATGAACCATGACGCAGTGTTTGTAAGGATTATCATTAAACATAAGTGTAGACCTGTGCAATGTGTTCGGTTAGATCGAAGGCAATCGGCTTATTAATAGGTACATACTGTTCGTTGCAGATTGAAGCATTAATGTGTAATACATCCTCTGGAGAATAAGCGTAACCGTACGCAGCGTGAATATGACCGCAAACATGAGCTTTAAGATTTGGTAGTTTTTGAATTGTTTGTAACAGATTGCTGCATCCGACTTTTTCATTCACCCAAGGCATTTTGTAATTGGGGCATTCATCCACAAAACCATATGCGGGTCCGTGAGTGACGAGCACCTGAATATCCTTTGGAATAAGGTCCCAGTGTTTCTGGATAGCATCACCACGTCTGCGGTTGAATGCCCAGCCAAAGAACTCTGGTTGTACCGGAGAACCCCAGAACTTAACTCCTTCAATTGTGGCACCAGAATCATTTAGATAATGGAAACCTTCCGAGACGGGAAGCATTGCCTTAATGGCACTTTCACTACTGGGATAGTCGAGATGACCCGGGTCCATAAAAATATCATGGTTGCCCGCAATAATGACGCGATGCTTGTAGGGAAGTGCATTGAACCAGCCGAGGGCCCGAAGGGATTCCTCCATGGAACCGCGGTTACAGAAATCCCCGGCATGTACAATAACATCGGCTTCTGGTAAATCACCCAGGGCTTTGTGTAGCCCGTGGGTATCTGATATGCAGAGGATTCTCATGTGTTTAATCTTTCTTCACGGTAACTCTTGCGGCAAATACTCCGGAAATAACCATTGTGGCACACCAGGTGCTAAATGTAAACGGGATGGTAAGACCGAATAGAAGATTGAGCGACCAGATGATGGCAATTGGATAAAATATAATGAATGCAATTGCAAATGCAATTACAAGAGCAATAAGGAATTCTTTCATGTTAGGCGACGGCTGGAGTTTCTTCGGTCTTGGCTGAGCGGCGGTCGGTATTGCTGCCTTCCATGGCAAGGAGGAAATAACGAATTGTTGAGCGATCAACGCGGAATTGATTCTTGTCCTTATAGTCGGCAAGCTCGCGGGCAGATGCCGAGGACTTTAGCTTTGGAGGCTGTCCCGGAATCTTTCTAAGTCCTCGGTAAGACTTAATCGCTTCGGTTAACTTTTTCAGTTTCCGACGATATGAATACGAGTTGGTGCGTTTGTCAGTATGGTTCATGGCAGTTTATAGGAAATTGTGTGAAGGAAAGAACCTGTTTTGTAAAGGGTAATGGATAATTTACGGCGAACCCAGCGGTAGGGCGATGTGTGGAAAATAAAGCGGTTGTACCAACGAGAATTCTCATATTCTCGGTCTGCATGCCATTTGCGTTCCTGCTCTTTTCTGTCGGCACTTGGCACTTTTTTGAATTCAAAAAGTTCGGTAGATTGAACCTTACCGTCAATGAGTACAACTTTAAATTCAATAGAACAATCCCAAAGACCAAGCACATCATGACGGTAGTCATACATGTAAATAGTTTCAGTAATTTTTTGAAGTTCAAGATATGGTTCCGTACGTTTGAGGCAACCAATACGGTCGAACCAATTTTTGGAGTTGGTATCACCTTCGACCCATTTCACACTCTTGTATTTTTCAAGAAAGAAATTACCGTCTTGAACAACATAGTTGCCCAAGCAGCAGTGAAGATCCTTGGTCTGAAAGGACCAGTTGTTTTTATCGAGACCAAACTCCTTCATCTCTTCCGAGAAAGGTAAGTTGTCGCCCCATTGAATTGTATCGAACATTCCCATATTGTAGTTCCTATATTACATTGTTGTACCGCAAAGTAAACAACAAAATGCTTACAGTTTGAAATTAAGTTGGTCTCTAACTGTTTGCACGAAGACCCTACCAGCTTCAGAAGCCGATTCAAGATCGGGAGCAATTACATTGCCATTTCGCTCAATTCTAAGTATTTCTTTGTTCTCCACATTAAAGGTGAGAACGGCATCGGTAATCTGAGTGCCCACTGAAAGAGGGCTAAAGCTAATCGGATTGAAACTGGGTTCAATGTCTTTGAATTCTGTTTGTGTTTCCATAGTATTACATTTTGAATCCACTGAAGTCACGTTTCGGAGTCACACCGAATGATGGTACCGAAGGGCTGGCTTGGCGGAAGGTTGGTTCTTTAGTGAGAGTTTGTGCTTTGTTTTCAACATCGTACAACCGCATCTTGGCACGGTCGACACCGATGATGAATTTCTTGTTTTTAGTTGGGTCGTTGTAACGATTCTTTAGCTGTTTCACGAGGAGCTGATTCATTTTCTCCAGTTCCTCGGTTGAGATTAATGCAAACATTAAATCTGCCGTAGCAGGAAGACCGAACGACTCCGAAGTGTCGGTGAGTTCAACATCGCTGTTACCGAAACCCGAGCGGGTCGTCTGAGTCGCAGAGAAGATGGGAACTTCAAACTCCACGGCAAGCCCACGGATTTCTTCGGCAATCGCCTTAATGAATGAATATGTATTTACGGAACCGCCGACACCCTTCATACGAGATGATGCGCAGATATTGAGGTAGTCAATAAAGATGGCATCAGCCTTAAAGTCCTTCTTAAGTTTCAGTTCATTCAGGAGAGCACGAAAGTGTCCTGCATGAGCGGAAGCGGTCGGATATTCTTTTACAATAAGGGTACCCTTTGTCTTTGCGGCAATCTTCTGGATTTTAGATTCATAAAGATCCTTTGGCATATTTGCCAACTGATCAATCGGAACATTCATTAGATTGGCGTCAATACGTTCGGCAATGCGTTCCTCCGACATTTCAAGTGTAATGTAAAGCACATTTCTGCCCTGAGTAAGGAACGAAGAAGCCACATGACACATGAATAGAGATTTACCCACGCCCGTACCCGCAAGACAGATATTGAGAGTCTTCCGAGGAACACCATTCTTTGTAATGGTATTGAACATCTCCAGATCAAATGGAGTACGGTCTTCAACCTTATGATAGAAATCAAAGCGGTCGTCGGCATTACCAATGTAGTCGTGACCAACAGAATTATCAAAATTAATTCCCAATGCCTTTTGTAGAATATCGGGAATTGCATCTTGAGAGGTTTCCTTTTTCTTGCCGTCAATAATGGAAATAGATTCCATAATTGCCAGAAATACCGCACGGTCCTTACACCATTTTTCGGTATGTTCCAGCAACCATTGATCCTGGACAACTGGGTTCTCCTTGAGTGAATCAATAAGTTTAACAGTGTTGTCATACTGCTCCTCACTGATGTCGGTATTTTTGTTTACTAGATCAATGTTGAGTGTCGTCTGAGTCGGCAACTTATTGTACTTCTCAATGAAATCAACGATGAGTTTATAGACGGACTTATGCGACCCCTCAAAGTATTCGCGTTTAATGAACGGTAGTACCTTGCGGCAATACCCTTCATCATTCACTAACTTCTGAAGAATCGTCGTTTGTAGATTGTTTGTCATTAGACCCTAATTTATACTGGCCCGTGTCGAAGGCATTTTGAATGATGTGACTTAGAATGTCACCAAGGTGATTGTTGAAATCGGCAGACATTTCCAGTTCATCAATATCATGAACATCTGGAGCTTCGTCTACTTTGAATTGAAAAGAGAGAGTGGCCGATTCTTTGTCTTCGCTTACCTTAAGGGAAACCTTCCCGTAGGTAACAATGACACCCGACCATGGGCCACTCTTCAACTTAACCGAATACATTTCGGAAGTTGGCTTTTCAACGAATGAGAAATCCTTATCTGTAATTTTAGGATTCATCGGCTTCATCATCCACAATTGAGGTGAGACCACTCTGACCTTCGCCGCCTAGGGTATAGCGGGTACGGATGTAATCCTTAAATTCTTTCGAGTCAAGAATGTCTTTCCAGAATTCCTTCGTGTAGGTATCCTTCTCACGGTACTTGGCGGTGTCGCCTTTCTTTTGGTACCAACCCTGGGTCGGTTTAGTGACAAAGCCACCATCAAGAGAAACCTCAAGGAGACCAGAGTATTTCTCAACGCCGTTGGCAAAAGAAACAGAAATCGGAACCTTGGACTTTTCTTTTACAAAGCGAGACTTGTCAACATTAATCACAAAGTGGTAACCTTGGAGACCGTCATCATCCTTGTCTTGTTGGCGTCCGAGAATCCAGACCGTGTTTGCCGAGTAATAGAGACCGGTACCGCCAGAAAGAACATCCTTGGGATACATGTCCTGCGTCTTGTAGGTGTGACCGATGGCAACAATCGGAATGTCCTTCATCGAAAGATGTGGGGTTACCATACGGAACAGGCTCTTGAAAGCCTTGGCACGAGTCATATCGGCAACCGATTTCTCATTCATGGCATCCTCAACTTCCTTCTTGGAAGCAAGGTTACCGACCGAGTCAATCATGATGATGACCTTGTCGCTTTTCTCAATTCCATCAAGCTGTTTCATGATGTCGAATTTAAGGTCTTCAACATTCATGATGGGACAGTGGAGCACGCGGCTGGTATCAATGCCAAAGGTCTTGAAGTAAGCCTGAGGCGAACCAAATTCAGAATCATAGAATAGTACGATTGAATCAGGATGCTTTCTCATATACGCCGCAACCATGATGAGGGCGAATGAGGTCTTGAAGTGTTTAGATGGACCGGCAAGGACGGTAAGACCGGAAGTGAGACCCTTGTCGAGGTCACCCGAAAGGGCAACATTGATCATAGGAACATCGGTCGGAACACTGTTGTCGCCTTGATTGAAAAACTTGGATTCATCCAAGGTAGACGAGCTATCAATGCGGGAATTCTTTTTTAGTT